CAGCTTTCTGGCGGGCGGCTTCCAAATCGTCCCGCAGCTTATTCCGTTTGGTCGTAGCCGAGCCGAGGCCCTTTTCCACCGCATTGATTTCTCGCGCGGTTTCTTTGGCCTTGGCCTGCAACTCTTTTAAGTCTGCCTCGGCCTTTCGGTTATTAAAGCGCGTATTGATAACGACTGATGCCATAGCTTCACCTCCCCAGAAGATCCAACAGCCTTTCCTTTTCGGCCTTATCCTCGGCACTTTCTGCCGCATGGATTTTAATAACGGCAGCGTTCTCGCGGGCAAATTCCTGCTCGGATTTGTCCAGCATTTTACCGCGTGCTCGCTTGTTTCGGATGTTCACCACCTGCGCAAACAGGCCATCGCCGATGCCATGAAATGCACCGAGAAATTCCCACCAGTGCAAATACCCGCATCGGCGGCAGCTATACCCCAGCACTTTGTCCACAGCGGGTGCGATCAGAGCAGCATCCTGCTCCCAGTCCACCAGCCGGGGGCGGAAGCCCTGCTTCTCGTCTTCTTTTCCCTCGTTGATAAAAGTAAAAGCCGCCCGAAGCGCAGCGTTTGCGTCGGGCAGCTCTTTCCAGCGGGGATATAGAATTTGCAGGCAGGCAACGTACTGCTCCTGCTGTGTCAGGTCGGGGTCAGTCAGCGCAGCCAGTGCATCCAGTACGGCGCGAAAATCCGAGCGGATCGCAAAGCTGCGCCCGGCCACCTCGACGGTGGTGGGTAATTCCCATGCACTCATGCCTGCTGACCGGGGGCAAGCCCCTTGCTGAAGTCGGCATAGACAGCGGTGTGCTTTTTAAGCCGCGCTTCGGCGGCAGCGATTCCGGCCTTGTGCGCCTCCTCCACCAGAGGGGCAACAGCTTCCAGCACCTTTTCAAAGACAAAAGCACCGTCATCGGCAAGAGCCAGCGCCGAAAGTCCGCCAAAGAAAACCGAGGACACATCACTGCCAAACACCTTGTTCAGTTCGGCCTTGATGGTCGTATCCATTGCGAGAATCTTTTCAGGTGTCATGTCCTGCTTGGCCTGCTCCGCCAGTTCTGCGATGGCATTGCGTGCCGAGACGAAGCGCCCGGAAATGCCGATGTCGGCAGGGTTGATTTTGATAACGCCCAGCAGTGTGCCGTCGGCGTCTTTCACGTCATAGCTTTTGACGCCGCGATCAATAACCAGTTCCATGTTGACTGCTCCTTTCACGCCTCGGCGGTAAATGTTTTCGTGGTGGGATTGAACGTGCCCTTGGTTTTAACACCAGTATAATGCACATTGAACGGAATCTGATAACCTGTGGTGTCGCCGCCGTAGCTGCTGACCTCGATGTAGCATTCTTCCTGCACCGCAGGGAACGCGTCGCCACTCTGGGCATCCCACAGCTTGACCTCTACGATGTCGGTCTTCAGATCATCCAGAACCAGATCGTTGTCGATAATGCTCTGCAGCTTCTCAAACAGCGGATCGCCTTTCTCGGCGTAGTAGGGGCTGACCTCGCCCTGCTTCTGGTAGCTGTCGATGCTGACAGTCTCGTTGCCGAGAATGTTGGTTTTCTTTTCGACGTTGGCGGACAATTCCGGGGAGTATTCCTCCAAATCTTTGCCCAACCGCACATAGCTGGCTGTGCCATCATCTGCGGCAAAGGTTGCATTCAGATAATGCGCCATGTATTTGCGTTCGATTTTCATGCAAAATCCTCCGATTCATAGGTTTTTGTGTAGCGCAGGCTCAGCACGACCATATAAGTCGCCGTGCCTTCGGCCTCCGCTTCGTACAGCACGCCGTTCTGGGCGCGGGCGATGACAGGCTCTTCGGCGTCGCCAAAGTTCGGAGCAAGGCCGTGGGCACTCTGCTCCTGCACCCAATGCTGGAAGTCGTTGACCCAATCTGCGTTGATCTTCGCGCCCTCATCATCGCCTGCGCTTTTGGCAAAAGTAAAGTACAGTCCGAAGTTGCTCTGATTTGTGACGCAGACCGCGCCCGTGATATAGGTGCGGCGTTCAATTTCCTGCAGCCCCTGCGGGAAGACCGCGCCGCTGCTGGGCACTTGGTCGGTGTAGTCGACATGCCAATCTTTTAAGATGTCATGCCCCTCATAGGTGCGCAGCCATGCAATGACCTGTTCAAGTTCACTCATTCGCCAGACCTCTTTCCAATATAGCGTTCCAAGTCGGCAGCCAGCGCATCACCCTCGGCAGCCACAAGCGCACGATCCCAATGCCCTCCGGCAAGGGGATTCTTTGTCCTTGTATAGTTCAGCGGTTTCCCGCTGCGGCTCACGCCGTTATACAAATAGACTGCCTGCAGCTCTTCGGTTACGATCTCCGGCACGCTGGGGTCGGTCTGGGCGACGGTCAGCTTGACGGTCGCGCCTGTACGGTAGGGCATATACTTCTTGACGCGCCGCAGCACATTCTTAGTGTGGAACATTTGCGCATCGCCTTGCTCATCCAGTCCCACTTCCTGCAAAATCTCTTCTGCGGCGGGAAAATCCAGCGTGACTCTCATTGCTTACCGCCTGCCTCCACATGGTACAGAACATTGCGGCACCCCATGTCCCGCACCCAGCCCACAGTAACCACGCCGGGGCGGTTAGCCGGGACGAAGCTGCCCCACTGTTCGCGGGTGGTGATTTCTTCCCCAATGCCCTCCACAATGCGATCCCCGCATTCCAGCACATACACGCCGGGGATGCCGTTAAAAAGGGCGGGGGCAGCCCTCCGCGCGTTTTTGTTGGGAATTACCAGCAAAAATTCGTCACAGGATTTGCCCCCGCTTTTATCAACGGTCCGCACGGTTTTACGCTCAAAGTACGCGCCATGAATTACGCAGCGCGTCACCCGGAAGGGATTATAACACGCATGGTACACGGTAACGGTCTGGCAGCACAGGTCATAGATCGGCGAACGAAGCGCTCCCTCATACCGCATCAGCTGCACCCCCTGTACACATCAGCATACAAGCACAGAATGCGATAGTATTCTGCCGCCTGCGCCTTGGGTGTCGCATCAATGGTTGCTGCCGTGTTGGAGGCGTAGCTTTCGCTTACGCTGCCAATCGTAACGCTGGCCGGAGCAGCCACAGCACCGCTCTGTACATCGGCAAACCTGCGCTGGGCGTCAGCAATGGCACATACAGCCGTGTCGCGGGCGCTGTCGGTGGGATATTCCACGCGGTACAGCCGCTCGTATCGCCGAATCAGCGCATCGGCATCAGCATAAACGGTCTGCCACTCGTCCGGCTGGATGGCCTTGCCGCCATATTTGCAGACGTAAAACTCGTAACTCGTCATGGGTTTACTCCTTGGCCGCCGTCCTCTTTGTGCGCTTAGCGGGCTTTTCTTCTGCCGCCGTGTCCATCACTTCGGGGAACGGCAGTTCCACCGCTGCCTCGGCGGGCGGAGCATTGTCCGGCACAGGCTGCGCGTTGACCGCAGGGATCGGCTCGGCGGCGGGCGGGATGTATCCGATAATAGCCATAGTAAATCCTCCTTACGCCTTGTCGTGGCTGAAGTACATGCCAGACAGCATATTCTTGTATGCCTTGGCGATGCCCACCATGCGATAGCCGAAGACGTAGGCATCCGCGTCCGGGTTGTTCTCCGGGGCGATGATCTTCGGGGCGGCGTGCTTCGTATACTGGATGAGCGCATCCTTCTGGACGATGGCGAAGTTGATGTTGGCCGCGCCGGTTGCCTTCGTGTAACCGCCGGCTTCCTCCCCGGTCTTGCCGGAAAGCTGCTTGATGGCCGTGTAGAAGCGGCGCTGGGGAACCTTGATGACCTGCTCGAAGCCTTCCAGAACCTTCTTGCTCTTCGTGGTGTCCATATCGTTGATGCCCTGCAGCAGCGTCGGCGTGATGAACAGGTAGCGCCCGGTGGCGGTGACTTCCTCATCGTCCATGGCCGTCACGGCAGCACTCAGCGCCGCAACGGTGGCCGCGCCATCGGCAAGCGTCTCTTCCTTCTTCGTGACGCCGCTGATGCCGCAGTAGGACGCAAAGCGGAAGGCGTCCAGTTCGGGCACAACCTTGTCACGGATGAACTGAGCGGACAGACGGCCAAAGGCAAGGCCAGCGGTTTCCAGATCGTCCATGACGTCCACGTCAAAGCGGCGGCCACGGTCAAAGTTGCACTTGACCGTCTCGTTCGTCATGGTGACGCCGCCCTGCACATAACCGCCGTTGCGGCTGTAGTCGGCCAGACCGTCCATGCTCATCATGGGGATGATGAGTTCGTTGGCGTTCGCGCCCTGCTTGGCGAGTTCGGGCGCACCGTCCAGCACGCTCGTAAGCGAGGCCAGTCGGTAGCACTCATCCAGCTTGGGGACAAAAGATTTTGCGAGTTCGATAGTGTTGCTCATAGGTTTTGCTCCTTATCTTATTCCATCGGCAGGCCCATTGCTTTGCGCAGGGCACTGTCAGAATTGTCGGTGGTCATGGCGGTGCGGCCCGTGCCTGCAGCATAGGGCGGCGGAGTTTCCTCGGTGTCGAACATATAGCCGCTGTCCTTCTGCAGGTCAGCCAGTGCGGCGGGAATGTCCTTGTCGGGGTCTTCGCTGCCGCGCAGGGCGTCCAGATCGAGTAGGGCGCGGATGGCCTTGCCGCTGCGCCCATGCGCGGCAGCAATAGCGGAATCCAGCTTTGCATCAAACTGCACCGCCGCAACGCGGGCATCCGCGTCTTTCTCGGCCTGCTCTGCCTTGGCCTGCCATTCCTCGGCACTCTTGCGCAGGCCGTCGATGTCGGTGTCCTTGTACTCGGCCAGCGCCTTGTTGGCGTCGGCCAAAGCCTCTGCCGCTGTACGCTGGGCGTCCTTGGCCGCGTCGTAGTCGGCCTTGGCGACAAAGCCCTTGTTGATCTCGGCGGCGATCTTGTTGTCGATTTCCTCATTGTACCCATCACCGAGGATGGGTTTCAGCCAGTCAAGCATAGGTGATCTCCTTCGTCTGTGTTGTCTGTGTCGCTATCGTCCTGCGCTTCATCGGCGCGGGAGCAGCTTCCTTCGGGTGGGATTTCGGGCTCAGAGTGATATCCCTGTAGCCGATCCCTCGGCAGATGCGGGTGCGGATCGGGCCGCAGATGCGGCGCGTGGTACTTGCCAACCCTGTGCGGCTGCGGGTGTGAGACGATCCGCTTGTTTTTCCTGACACGGAGCACGGGGCCGAAGGACTCCCAAAGCTGCCGCATAAAGAAATCAAACGCACGCTGTGGGTCGGCATAACAGGTTGTGTCATAGGTAATACAGAACATAAAGCACCTCTTGCATAATTTTGGGCACGAAAAAAGCACCGCTTTAAAAGCGGTGCAAATGGCGTTTATACAGTGTTTAAAGGGGCTTTGCTTTTTTGAACAGTTCCTTGAGGAAAGCATCGTGCTCCGCTTCCAGTTCGGCCAGCGGGCGCGGTGGGGGCTTGCTGGGGTCAAAGGCGATGCGCTCATCTTCCGCCGTCCAGTTGCCTGTTGCTTTAAGCAGATAGATGGAATCCGTAGTGGCGCTGCGGTCTGGGTCAGGTGTCCAGTCGAAAAAATCCGGCTCAGGATCATCCTCAGTATAAGGCCAGCCTCGCGTAAGGTCTGCTCGCCACTTTGCGATTTCTTCTGGAGTCGGAGGGTTATCTTGAAAATACGAGCCCATACTTAGCACCATCCCTTCGCAGTTCTTCAGCAAATGCAATACGCTGCGCAAGCGCGTCTTCGATTTTGCCGAATTCACCTTTATAGAGAGGATATTTCTTTTTTAAGGTCTTAAACCAGCCCTCGGCATTCTTTTGGGAATAGCCGAACACCTTCTCGCAGGTGAACAGCGCTCCGGCATTACCGACAGCGCCGATGCCCTGCATCTGAGGGCGCTTGATAAGCTGCTGTATATCCTCTGGGCTAAGTATACCATTGCTGGGGTGATTATGTAAAGAGTAATAGGGCACTTGCATCTCCGGGGGCTTGACCTTCATACTGTTCTGCCCGCCCACATAGTAGCCTGTGCATTTACCGTCTTTGGTGAAGTTCACGACAGCCTCTGTGCCGACTTCCAGCCCCTGCACCTTTTTCAGCACGCCTCTGGCGTATTCCTGCGCCAGACCGTTGACCTTGTTGGAAACGCCTTGAAAGAACGGCTTCGGCACAGCCCGGATGCGATCATCCGTGACGCTGTACAGTTTGTGCCCTGCGATTTCTACGTCCCGAAGTTGCTCCGGCGCAGCCTTTTTGTAGGCCCACACGGCCCGGTTGGACTGGCTGCGGCCAAACCCGGCCACCTGCAGGCGTTCGCTACGGGTGGGCAGACCCACGGCCTTGCAGAATCTCGCATACTCGGCCTGCACGACCCGCAGCTTGATTTGATGCTTCTGCAGATCGGGGCTTTCGGTTTCTTCGTCGGCCAGAATCTGGCGCTTGATGAGCCGGATGCCGTTTTCGATGCGGCTCTGCTCCTGCCCGGCCTCGTACAAGGTGTACCGGTAGCCATTGTACACAACGCCGCGCTCGTTGTCATCCTTGAATTTTTGAAGCTGGGCTTCGGTGTACTGCGGCGCGTTCACGCCTAAAATGATGGGGTTTGCCGTGTGCCCGCAGTTCAGGCGCCCGATGCGGCGCTGCAGGCTGTTGTTCAGTTTTTCAAATTCAGCGTCGCCGTACTGCCGCCCCTGTATCGGCTCATGGTCGGGGGCGCAGGCGGCGTGGGCACTGATTTCCCAGCCGTCGCACCCCAGCGCGTCATGGTCGGCGCGCTGGATTTCATCGTCCAACTGACCGAGTTGATCCATGATATACCGCCTGCAGGCGTATTCAATACCGACGCTGCGCCCGCTCTTTTGCTCAATGGTGCGCAGGCCGCGCTTCGCCAGTGGCGTCACGGCGCGGCGGATGGCCGTGTCCAAGTCCAGTGTACCTGTGGCAACCTGCCGGAAAGCAAAATCCATTGCGCGGGCGTAGGCTGTCTGCAATGGCTGCACCTTGCCCTCCGGCGTATCGGCCCACAGGTCACGCAGCAGTTCGCGGGTCTTGCTCTGGGTCATGCGGGTGTAGGCTTCGGTCATCCGCTTTAGACTGCCGTTTTCATCAAGGCCCAGGCTCTTGTCAGCCACATATTCAAACAGGCTGGCGATGACTTCCTCACTGATGCCGATCTGCTTCGAGACGGCCTGCTCAATGGCCTTCTTGCTTTCGCCCAATGCCTGCGCCCGATAAAGCTGGTATTCGGCAGTGTCAGTGATAGCCCCGGCCTTCTGCACGCGCCTGCTGATGTCCTTGATAAGTTCATCGATGCAGGGCTGCGTCATGGCAAGGGCGGCGTCGCTCAAGCCCGCACGCTGCTCAGCGGTCATGCGGTATCACCTCAACCTTCAAGGTCTTTCAACTCCGGCATATAGTTTTTGCGGATTTCGGCAAGGTCGGCTTCCGTCTCGGCGGGCAGGTCAAACTTCCACGCCAGCGCCAGTTCCGGCTTCAGCAGGCCCATCTGCACAAGTTCCTTGCGCTCCGTCCACTCTTGATCGGCATCGTACAGCACGCCGTTGCCCCATGTTACGGTAAGTTCATCCGCGCCCCACGCCGACGCATCGCACAGGCGGTATGCCTGCCCGATCTGGTCGCCGAGCCGGAGCGCAGCCTGCAGGGCGTCGTAGTACAGATGCTGAAAATCCATGATAGACAGGCTGTAGTCGCCCGCGCTGGAATTGATTTCCGTCGCCGTTTTGCTCACGGCCTCGGCGTCAGAGAGGATGCCGCGCTTAATGCCCAACAGATTCTCGATGGCTTTCAAGTAGGTCTGCCGCCGCGCCTCGTAGCTTTCATTGCGCAGCGCAGGCGCAAAGGATGTGATGCCGATGCTCTGCTCGTTGCCGTCCAAACCGACGAACACATCATCGGTCAATGATTTTTTGCCGTTGTGGGTGCGCAAAATATCGGCACTCGCCACAACGCGCATCCTGCCCAACTCAAACTCACGGCTAAATTGCAGTTCATTTTCGTTGATGCGGTGGATAAGCCCCATTGCAGGCTCGTAGATGGAAACTCCGTCCGCGCTGCCGTCTACACAGTTTGTGATGGGCATCCGCAGGAACACCATGCCGACGCCATCAATGGGCACGGCAAAGGTGTACTCATCTTCCAGCCGCTCATATTGTGGCAGGCTTGCCAGCGGCACGCGCCGCCCCAGTGTGCTTTTGTTGTCAGAGCAGTACAGGCGGTACCGAATCGTGAGCCGCCCGGCAAAGGATGTGCGCCGCTCGACCAGCGTGTAAAAATGATGGTCGGCAGATACAGACTTCTCGCACAGCGCCACATCCGAGGGGATGCCGCTTGCATCGCGGCCTAAAATAATGACGGAATCGCGTCCCACGATCTGCCATGTCAGCCGTCCATCCGGCATCGGTACAGGCTTTGCCCACGCCTCGCCGCCAATCATGGCCTGTGTCATAAAACTGGTCTTGCAGGCATCAAAGGTGCTGCGCACGCCGTCAAGGTATTTTGCCTTGGCACTGTCGGTATGCTGCAGGCCGCTGTCATACTCGCCGAAGGTTGCCTTGCACAGCTTGTTCACAATGGCATACGGCAGGCGCTGGCAGGGGTCTTCGGTTTTGGTCGGGACGCGGCCATACCATGCGGCATACCACTCTGCGATGGCGTGCTTCATAGCACTGCTGGTGGCATCCGTCATGCCCAGCGCCTCTTCAATGTTTTCGACTGCGTTGTTTGTCAGTGCGCGGATCAGAGCGCCCATCATGCTTTCCCCCTAGAGTAATTTTCCGAAAGCAGCGCGGCCACAGGCAATAGTCTGTCGCCGCCCGCCAAGGGCAGCCCCGGCATTTATCCGGCTTTTTCTTTGGTTTCTTTTTCATGGCTTTCCACCACGACAGTCGGTGTCATGTGCCGCAGTGCATATTCCAGCCCGGAAATATAGCACTGTTGCCGCTCTACGGTCTGCCGCAGTTCCTCCTGCTTCTTGTTGGCGGCTGCCAGTTCCTCCAGCAGCGATTCATAGGCCCAGCGCGGCAAAAAGCGGTCAATGAGCCATTTTCGAAATTTCTTCATCATGCACCTCTGCGCATCCAGATACGGTTGACAGCATAGCGGACGGCGTCAATGTGGTGGTTGTCTGCATCCACATACCCCGGCAGCACTGTGCCGTCACGGCCAACCTCGTACTCATATTCACTGAACTCCTTTGCCGTGTCGGGGCAGCGATGCGGGTCGATGACGATGGCTGCCAGCCCTTGTAGCCACTTCATGCTCTGGTTCACACTTCCCGGCCCTTTGACAGCCTCACGGCAGAGGATGCCAAAAGCGCGGTAGTCGGCGCAGGATTTCATCTCTGCGGAATCGGCGGTCACGCTCTCCCACGATTCAATACGCTGCTGCACCAGCTTTGCGGTTTCCTCGTTGGAGGTACGCAGCCGGGTCAGTTCGTCGAAGATATACAGCGTTTTGTGTGCCGCATCATAGTGGCAGCGGTTGAACGCCCACGGGTCGGGATACCAGCCCCAGTCAACACCGTTTTCAATGGTATCGAAGTTTCGGATAGTCTTTTGCGAGATAGGCTCAAGCCGCAGATTTTCAAATACCTGCGTACCGCTGCCGACGACCTCGCCCAGATATTCATGGCGGTATTTCGTCGGCTGCGTTTCCTTGATGTACTCCGCCTGTGCCAGAAACTTCGGGCCGAGCCATGCAGCAGGGGCTTGCAGGTAGGTCGAATGATGGACGCGCTTGCCCTTGCGTTCCTCGCGGGCGTAGCGGTTCGCCCAGTTGCGGCTGGCAGCCGGAGGGTTGAAGCTGATAAAAGTAAGGCCAAACTCACCGCCGCGCAGCGCAGACTGCTGCACATTGCGCACCGCATCTTCACCGCCCTTGATTTGGTCGGCTTCCTCAAACCACAGGATACCGATATACCCGAACGGCAGCTTGATGGATTTGATTTTCTGCGGATCATCCAGTCCACGGAACAAAATGCGCTGCCCGGTGGGTGTGTAGGTACACTGCAGCGGGCTTTGTGTGCATTTGAATTTCGTGGTAAGCCCCAGCTTGTCGATAGCCCACAGGATTTGCGCATACACGCTGTCACGCATTGTGTCACCGACCTGTCGGGTCACAAGCGCATGGCAATCCGGGTGCTTCAAAAGCTGCAGCACCAACTCCGTGCCGACATAGGAACTTTTCAAGCTGGCGCGTCCGCCCGCTTCAACCGCTTCGTCGATAACGCCCATGTCGATCAGCTTGTGCGTCTCATAGAAGGCGGGGCCGATGATTTCCGACAGCCGTATACGCTTTTTATTCGACGTCATCCACGATCACCACCTCATCGCTGCCGCCGCTCGACTGCATCTCACGGTACATCTTGATTGCTTCAATATCACCGTTGCGGGCTTTTTCGACCAATGCAGCATGGATGGCTGCATATTCCCCGGCAGCGTATTTTTCGACCATTGCATCCAGCATAAGGCCGAAGTCCTTTTTGCCCAGCCGTTTATACTGCGTTTGAAGAATTTTTAAATCCTCCGCAGGATTATACTCTTCCTGCTCGGCGGCCTGCCGGATTCCGGCAATCAACTCCCGGACACTGCCGCTTTTTGTTCGCATCGGCGGCTCCTTTCTCGATAAAAATAGGGCGTCGATTTCTCGACACCCAAAACAGCCCCAGAAACGGCGCTGTGCGCGGTTCTCTTATTCTGCGGGCAGTTTTGCCACCCGCCGCGTTTAAACGTTTTTGAACGGCGCTCTCGCGTGTTTAAACAGTGTTATGGCGTGGTGCAGAATTGCGGGCTATATTTTAGGGGCAGGCTTCGCCATTTCCGCCTTGATGCAAGCCGGAATCCTCTAAAATATGTCCGCTGTGTTCACGCTGCGGGGCGTACCAGCCGCAGCATTACTTGCAGTTTCCTGTCTGCCGTTTAAACGGTAACTAAGGGTTATGGTTTTATCCTCGCCGCCGACAGGCACGCGCACCGTGACGCGGCGGTCATGGCGGTTCACTTTTTCGAGCATATCCTTCAAGTGAGCCAGCGGCCCGCTGGTAAAGTCCAGTGTGCCGTCGGCCTGCATCTCGGCCTCGCTGGGCGGCAGCGGGCCGTCCCCGGCCAGCCAGAGGATGTTGGCTTCCTCATGGGCGCTCAACGCCTCCGGCGTGCCCTTGGTCGCCCCCAGCCAATGCAGTACACCGTCTTCATGGCGCACCGCATAATAGACGCGGTACACATCCGGCGTGCTGACGAAGATGTAGCTGGGGAACAGCGTGTAAAGCTGTTCCTGCCATTTGCCGCCGCGCCGGATCATCCGCCGCTCCTGCGGGCATCTGGCGTCCACGCCCTTGCCGCGCAGCTTCTGCGTGATTTCGGCTTCCATCCCGGTCATAACCTGCAGGGCGTACATACTCATGTGCCGCCCTCCTGCGCCTTGCGATCCAGATAGGCCGACACCTGTTTGTACAGATCGGGCCGTTCCTTCGCCATAGCGCTCCACAGGGCGCTTTTCAGATCGCCCGTGCCTGCCTCGATGTCAGACTTGTTTTGCAGTTCCACGCGCTTCTTGTAGGCGACGGCGCGGGTCAGACCGCTGATCTGATTCATAAGTTTATCGACGCTGACCGCGCTCCAATCCTCATCCTTTTTAGAGGTCAGCGCGGTCATAAGGTTTTGGCTGGCAACACGCACAAGCGCCTCGGTGGTGTCCAAATCGGGATACCGCTCCAATTCGTCCAGCATATTGCGGAAGTTGGCCTGTGCGATCTGCAAGGTTTGCAGATTCTCCACATACCCCTGCGCATAGCGGCAGACGCTGGAAACGGAAAGACTGTACCCCTGCTGCTCCAGATAGGTCACGATGTCGGAGTAGGTGGCACTGCCATCCATTATCATCTCTTCCACGGTGGCTTTCATCTCCGGGGGCAGGGTGTCGATCTTGCTGTGCTTGCGGTTGCCGCCCTTTTTGCCATTTAACGGCCAACTGCTCATATCACACCTCGATCATTTCGTCCTTGGTTTTGTGACACAGAACGCTGATTCCCTCGGCGGTGAGTTTGGCTTCCAGCAAATCCCAGCCGATGTCTGCAAAGTCGGGAACAAGGATTTTGTCCGCAATCGTGCGCAGCTGGATGTACTTTGCCATCGCCAGATAATTGATGCAGTCGAGGAAGTCATCTTGGCTGACGCCCCAAATCTGCGCCGCCTGCTGTACATCGGTCAAGCGGTTGTAGCTGTGCCGGATGATGTTGATGGCCTGCATGACCTTGCCGTTATTGTGCGGGAAGGCGTTGGCACGCAGCTGCTTCATCAGCATTTCTTTTTCATTCATCGGAGAGCCGTCCTTTCATCAAGAGATTCAATATCTGGTCGAGTTTCTTTTCAGTTTTCGCCTGCTCCCGGAAGTAGTCTTCCTTTGTCAGAAAGTTTCGCTGGATGGCCTTGATGTCGTTGTGGCATTCAGTCCAGTCCTGCTGGTGCTGGCTTCTGGTCGTGTAGGTGTGCTGAATTTCCGAAATTTGCTGTTTGCACTCGCCGACCTCTTTTTCAAGTTCGGCCTTAGTTGCCGCACTGTCAAGTTTCCGCTCGATTTTGTCAAGACTGCGTTTTACCATCCAGCCCAACGCCCCAATCAAGAACGTAAGCAGGATTCCGATCAGCCACCACGTTCCCGCATCAAACTCCATAATCCGTACCCCTAAACTAAAAAATCGTGAGTGTCACTGGTTTCTATAACCAATGATACTCACGATTCGCAAAATGGGCCAGATTAAGCATTTTAATATTTTACTTTACGTTCTGGCGGGAAAAAACTCATTTGCCCATCAAGGGGTCTTGCCCGGATTTCCCGGTGCTTTTCGTCCACGATGGCCCGCACCGTCACCGTTGTCAAGTTGTACTTCTTGGCAAGGGCTTTCAGATTGTCGCCGTTGTATTCTTCCACGATGCGCTGATTGCGGACGATCCGCTCAAAACTGTCGCGCTTCGGTATGTAGATTGTCTCGGCAGCGTACACGTCGATCAGCTTCAAATAGTTCTCAAATCCGATGAGGTCGGCCACCTCCCGCTGGGCGGGGGAAAGATCGTCGGGGTGGATTTCCCACTCATCCATCGGCATCACCCCGGCTCTTCTGCGCAGTCTTGACGTAGCCCTTCAAAACCTCGACCAGCTTGTTGCCGTCCTTGTAGCTGATCCACGCGAAGGGGTCTTTCGGGAAGGCATCCATGCCCAGTTCCTTCTTGATGATGGCGCACAGCCTGTCACCGAGCGGGGCCTTGCTGGGGCTGGCATCCTGCAGCCGATACATGAGCGCCCAGACCTTGCGCCGCTGCCCCTCGCTGGTGTGGCCCGGTGCGGTCTTGCGGAGCGGCTTTCCGCTTTTGCGGGGCGAGGGCGTTCCTTGCCGCCCCTCCAACTCGCCGATGACCTTGCAGGCTTCGCCGTAGGTCAAGGCTTTAATGCTCTTTTTCCCGGTCATGCCCTCGACCAACTCATGCAGCAAGTCGTCTTCCTCGTTCCGCTTCACCATGCCCAGAGCGCCGCCGATAGCGTAAATTTTTCGGATTTGATAAGCGTTGCATCCGCTCCCGGCCATAAGTAGCCTCCCTTCCCGGCGTCAGCCGCCGTTCTTAAAATGTTTAACGATGCACTTCACGCCTGCGCACAGCAGCGATGCCGCCACCGTTACGATGATGGCGCTCCCGGTAGCACCCAGAACCACAGCACAGAGCCAGATGCCCGTGTTCAGTCCGCCTGCGATAGAAGTCATCATGCGTCGGCCTCCTTGCTGCTCACATCATAGTAAAACTCATCCACCGTGCGGATGTAAGCGCCTACCTGCTGCAAAATATCACCGGGCTGGCGCTTCAGAGCCTCACGGTCAAGCGTTTCAGTGGTTTTGATAAGTTCGGCGTGCCCCAGCACCTTCAGCGTGGCGATGGCCTCGGCCACGCGGCTGCTGGCAAGCATCAGCTTGCTGCTGACACGGTAGCCGACAGTGCCGAAGTTCAGAGCGCGGCTCTTGCCGTCCAGTTCGGCCCGATGCAGATCAACGTATGCCTTGACCTCGCTTTCCAGCGCCTTGACCCGGTTCTGCAGCGGCAAAGCCCCCTGTGCGTAGTCGGCCTTGATGCTGTCGATCTGGCGGTCACGCTGGACAGCCATTTCCGCCAGCGTGTGCTGGCACTCCCGGATGTCCCGCAGGGCGTTGTCCACTGCGCCCCAGTCGGCCAGTGCCGGAACGCTGGTTACTTTCTTTCTTGCCATAGATATGTACTCCTTTGCTTTATTGCGGCGTGACAAGGCGGATGTCGGCATTATTGGCTTCAAAATGCTTGACAAGCGCCTGCCAGTTCGTCCAGTGTGTCTGATAGGCCGTGAAGGTTTTCTCGCGGAACTTTTTAAGCAGTCCCCGGTCTTTCTTCGGCATCTTGTTATAGGCGGCAATCTGCTTGCGGGACATCAAGGAAGTTTCCTTTTGAGGGATAAACCTCCGACGCTCCTCGCAATCTTGCACAAACCATGAGCCGCGTATTTCGCCATTGACATACACCGCTATTCCATTGCGGAACATGCTGATGCACTCATTGACAAGGGTGACGCTGTACCCATCGCACAGTAAATCGACTCGTCCGAGTGGAGCACGCAGTCTACTCTTTGCCTTTTCCCAATCTTCTTTTTTCACAAAAACGCTCCTTCCTCTCTCTGCATTTGCCGGGGCTTGAGACCCGCGCCCATCCGGGCGGCTGCATTAAGGCGCGGGCGTCTGCCCGCAGGGGTGTTGTTAAACTAAGCACCTTTTTTCTTGCTTTTCGGGGGCCGCACGCGCGGCGGGCGGGTGTAGGCCATACTTTCAAGGGCTTCTTCATAGCCCCGGTCATAGCCCTCCCAGTAAAGGGGCGGCAGTTCGTCGGGGTCGTCAAATTCCTCGGCGGGCTGGTTCAGCACCGCTTCCTCGCGGCGGGCATCGTCCATAAGGCTGCGCGATGTGATGTAAAGGCACAGCCCCCACGCGCCCAGCAGCAGGATCATGTAGCCGAGGCTGGCGTTCACGGCCAACGCTCCGACGAAGATGCCCACCAGCGAGCCGCACATGATGCCGCCCACGGTAAAATATCCGCACTTCAAATTCATCTAAAAAACTCCTTTCCTCAAACTGCCCCCAGCATACCAATGCCCATGTGGGCGGCCATGCGGTACAGATTTTCATAGCTGACATCGTTGGCGCTGGCCGCGTTGGTGTACAGGTTCATTGCGCCGCGAATGCCCCACGGACTGCGGCAGACGCTCAGCAGGAAGTCCATTTCCTTGCGGGCGTCCTGCTCGGCCAGCACCGGGAACAGCTTCCGCACGTCATCTTCCTTGACCTTGCGGGTGGTGTACTCGCGCTGCATACGGATGCGGCTGAACAGCTGCGCAAACTGCGCTTGCTGGCGGCCCTGCAGGCGGCTGTACACTTCGCTGTTGCCGATGAGCACCACGCCGACACCGTGCTCCCCGGTCATGGGGTTGTCGTCCGTCAGGGAGCGGATTTCTTCCAGCGCCGCATATTTGAGGTGCTGGGCTTCGTCAATAACGATGACCCAGTTTGTGCCGTCAAGGCGGGAACGCAGTGCCATCATCTGATCCATCTTATTGCGGCACTCCGGCACGCGCAGGGCGCGGGCCAGCAGCTTGATAGAGCCGTTCAGTGTGCCCGTGCTGGGTGTGATGCTGATGCCCACCGCGTTCGTGGGATGGTCGCGCAGGAACTTCTGTGCGCCCTTGCTCTTGCCGACGCCCGCATCACCGTGCAGCACGACCATGCAATGCTCCAGCTGGGCAAAGCGGATGCTCTGGCAGACATCCTCGCTGATGCTGGTCGGCACATACGCCGCGCGGGGCAGCAGGCTGGCGGTCTTCTCGGCGGCGGCCTCGGCCTCTTCATCCAGCTTGAAGAACTCGCTCAGCTGCCGCTCGACGGCTTCCACCGAGCCTTTATACTTCTGATTGAGGTAGCTGCTCAGTGCCGCGCTGGAAAGATTCACTTTAGCAGCAAACTGATTTTGACTGATGCTGTGCGTCTCCATGTAACGCTGCGTGCGCTGGATCAGCGCGGGGTTATAGGTCTTTTCCATCTTCAATTCCTCCTCGTTGTCTGATGATGTTCTCATTCATCCTGCCGATGTCAATGTCACCGACAGCTTTAAGCAGGGGTTCTTCGCGGGCAGATTGCTGCAGCTGTATCAACTTCGGGCTGGGGAAGGTGTCCAGTGCATCCAGATTGCGCTGTGCCAGCGCCGTTGCAAGGGTAAGGGCGCGGTCTGGATCATCCGGCAGCCGGAGGGCTGCGCCATATTCCCGCACGGCTTTTTCGGCGCGGCGCTTGGCGGCCATAAGGTCGGCGATCTGTTCTTGATTTTCCAGATACCCGGCTGTCAGCTTGTTCTGCGGTGCTACACACAAGAAGCGGTCTTCCATATCGTAGACGCGCACGCTGGACAGATCTTCCGGGTCGTACCGAACATAAACTTTCTCCTTCATGCGCATATTTACCAGTTCCGGGGTGTAAAAATCCAACTCCAAGCCGTGCAGCTTCAAGGTCACGCCGCGCCGTCCGACGCGGACGGGCTTGCTGGTGCGCAGCAGCATCAGCTGCAGATCGTCGTCACTGGCGGGGCGGCGGGCCACGCCGTTGCGCAGGCTCTCGTGCCAGACCTGTATGCGGCTCTTGCCTTTATCCTCGGCCACACTGCCGCCGTAGTCGTCGCAGTTCATGTAGCCTTCTATCAAGGTGTCGACAGCGGCGATGACTTCGGCATCGGTGGGGATGTGCTCCCCGCGCTTCAAAACGGCCTTTAGGCGGTTCGGCTTCTCGACCACATTGCCGCCTGTGTAGGTCGGGAACAGTCGGGAAATATAGTTTTTAACATCCTCAAACCGACGTTCGACCAGCTTGGCGCGGGCATTGCGCACAATAGCGTTTGTCATTTCAATGCCCAGCCGCTCAAAAACACCGGGCGGCGCAAACGGCTCGCTGCCGTCGGCCAG